GGTGTCAAAAAGAAAGAAGTATAACAAATAAAATTCAAAAAAATGAGAACTATTACAATTAAGGACATCTATAATGATGTAAGTTACATTAACCCAAGTGTATCTACTATTAGTTCAATAGGTGATTACATAGAAGAGAGTAACAGACAGGTTGCTCAATCAGAGAGAAATAGAATATCAGAATATTTACCACAAGGTTCATTGGCTCATAAGATCATCACTGAGAACTTAAATGATTTCTTCTCAGATAAGCAACTATGGGTAATAGCATACGAATTACAAAAGAATGAAGCGTATGTAACCAATCTTTCTAATGAGATAGAGAGAAGAGAGCAGGCAGCAGAGCGCAAGGCAGCAGCAAGTAAGGCTAAGTTATCAGCTAATAAAGAGGGTAGCCAAGAAGTACTTGACTTTGTAAAGTCAAATAAGAAGCTATTAAAAGACTATTATGCTTTTGTAAAGTCTAATAAAAAGTACTCAAAAGAATTTTATTCTAAAAAATTTACCTTTGAAAGCGCAAAAGAATTTATCAATAAATAAAGTATAACAACTAACGTCAAGAATAATGAAAATAGATTTTTACACAACAAAAAGCTACACTTACATTGTAGCTGGTAATGTTACTTTTAGAAAGAGAGAGCAAGGTTACCCACGAGTTAATGAGGTACCATTTGAAAGGGTAGAATCACAGAACTTTACATCTCTCCCTATATTCAGTATTGATATAGAAGGAGATGTTACCGAGCAGAACATAATTGAAGCTTATACTAAGTATTGCGAGTTCTGCAAAAATGCACACCAAGAGAAAAAAAAGCAGAACGAGCAAGCCAAACAAAGCCTTGAAGCCGATTTTCGTGTACTCGAAAACGAAATTAAAGAGGGCAAAGTTTTTGATGCAAATCTAGAGAATATTAGAAGAATATTATTGTATCTCAATTCTATGAATTGGGGGGTATGGCAACTCCCTAAGATGACATGTGGGTATAGTGCTCATCAGTACGATTGTGATGGGCATCAAGCATCTACAATAACACTTGACAAGCCTATTGATTATTATGGAGAGAAAGTCAGTAAGTTCAAAGTCGGGGGGGGTAGATTACATTTAACAAAATATAAATTTGTTTAACCTCAAGCAAAATATATTTATGAATACAGACGACATTTTTAGTCAAAAATATGAGGTAGCCAACATGGTTATACCTAAGTTCTTATTAGCGTGCAACCCCATTGTACCTAATTATGACCTTACCTACATATATTCCCCTCATTATATGAGCCTAATAATGGTAATAGAGGAGAACAGCGAGATTGTAAGGCTCAATGATACCTACAGAGCCATGCCCCAGCGGTTATATGTGTATGATATGTTGGAGCAATTTAGATTAGTGATTGTTCAGAACAATGTAATGAGTATGGGAGGGGTATATGGCCCTGTTATATCTGTTGAGCAATTCATAGAGGAGGCGTGGCAATGGTACAAGGAATATCTTGATTGGGAACTAACACAAATGCAAGGATTATGACAGCACAAGAAAAAGTACTCTATATCATTGAGCTATTAGAGCTATCAGATAGGCAGGTTTCGGCTGCCATAGGTAAGGCATTATCTACTACTACCCATAAAAGGTTACAATTAGGTCGCAACAAATTCACAGATGAAGATTTGCAGCGGCTCAAGGCGTATTATATTGAAAAACTTAAAGAAATTGAAAGTTTAGCCTAATTTTTTTGCTATTTAAAAATATTGTTGTACCTTTGCCATACAAATAATGGCTTTAAAGTTTTGGGGTATCCCACCAAAAGAGGAGTGCGAAGCTATACGCAAGTGATAGATGTTAAGCTGGCCTCTTGCTTTAAATACTTTATTGAAAGAGAATGTTTGTATAAAAAACATTCTCTTTTTTTCATAAGAACCCTTTTACAATTTTCTTATACCTATCACCTATTAAATCTTTTCTTTCTAATTCCTTGATTTTGTTATATTTATTAATAAGTGTTATGTTTCCTAAGTCCTTATTGTTCCTTTTTAAATATTCAATCGCTTGTACGAACAAATCCGTATTGCCATTTTCTAATTTTAATACAATAGTAGATATTTCTTTTATATAATCACTCTTACTAATTCCAATCTGCTCAAAGCCTTCATATAATTCTTTTTGTAGGGTGTTTATCTTTTTTGATTTTAGATACTTAAAATCAGCAATAACTAATTTATTTTTGAACTCCACAATAGCATCGGCACTACTAATCTTATCATACTCAGGTAATAGAGCTACTGATTTTCCTTTCTCGTTAAGTGCTTTTGCCATTGCTAAGGTGTTATTTAGGCTTTCTCCTTTACCTCTATGGAGGTCAAAGATAACAGTCTTAGCACCGTTTGTCTCGTGCTGAAAGACGAGTTTTGCTCTATTATCGTCTATGATTTCCTGTAGTAGTTTTTGCTTATTGGCGTTGTGTTTTATCTTCTTCAAACGCTCAATAATCACAGGAGAGAAAGGCTCAAAGGCTACATAAGTACTCCTACTAAAAGGCTGTATTGCTTGTATAACCTTTTGGGATATACCCTCACTTTGACTATCTACTCCCCACAGAAACATCGGCACACTACTTGCGGTTGTGATTTTCTCCTCGTGGGAGGCTATCCAGTTTGTCAATTTAGGGTTTAATGTAAGCTCTTTTCCCTTTAGGTCAGCCTTGAAAATTGGGGTCATATAGCAGCGGCAATTAGGGTGATTGCCTACCCATACGAAACTTTTGGGATAGACCCCTTTCATCATGTCGCAGATCTCACAGCCATAGGGGTGTCGGCTCCGCTTGATTTCATACCCTGCTATCATGTCCATGGACTGCCAGCGCTCTATATCAGCCTTGCGATAAGCGATATTGATTTCAGTACGTGCCAGGCGCTCGGCATTCTTATAAGCAGAACGATACACCCCTTGCCCGCTGTGGTATTCCTTAGCTTTCTTAGATAGCTGTAACACCCCATTTTTATCACGATAACGACGAAACAGACTATCAGGATTGCGCAAATACTTCTTGAGGGTGGAAGCTAATTCGTTGGCTGGTGTGCCTTCTGAAATAGCTATATCCAAGGCCATTTCTATCTCTGTACGATACTGCTTAGATAGGTTCCATACACGGGCCGAGCGAACGCCCTCCATGGGTAAATGCTTCTTTACACTGGCAGGGGTATATGTAGCCGCTTTGCCTGACTTTAGAACCTCTCCAAAAACCTCCTTGAACTTATTATGAGAGATATTGTAGTGCTTATCTACATAGAAATTCATCTTTTGAGAAAATGTATTTTGGAAGCGCTCAAAAAGGCTGTTTATCTTTTTATTAAGCACAGGATAGAGGGCAAAGGTAAATAAATCACTCCCTTTGTTCAACGCCTGCATGCCATAATACAGCACAGCCATTTTCAGCACCTCGTCCAATAGCTGTAGGAGCTTGGATACATCTTTCTCTGTTTGGTTTTGGTGATATTCGTTCCATTGTTCTAAGTCCATAATGCTAATTTGCCAATGCGCTAATTAAATAATTCCTTTCCTTTTTCTTTCTCTATTTGGGCGAGTTCTTCATCTATCTTGTCGGTGATACCTGCCAATATAATTCCCTCCTTGAGCGAGGCTACTCCTCCTTGTACAGCACTAACAGCATCAGTTATGCGTTCAGTAAGGCTGTCTATCATATAAGGGACAATCTCTATATTGACCCGTAGCCGCTTGGCCACTGGAGCATATTTAGGGATAAGACTGCCAATGGCAGATAGGAGGAAGTTAATACGTCGCTGTAAAAACTCTTCTATAGTCTCAGCGTGGTTACTTACTGCCATGTGTGTCCCCATAAACATAAATTTGAAAGCCTTCCCACTCAAGGTATTGCCGAGACCCTGCAAGGCTTCAAAGGTGATTTGCGGGGTGTTAGTAAGGGCATAACAACGAGAGGTAAGGTTATCAAACTCTAACTTAGCCATATCTGGGGACTGCTGCCAAGTGAGGTAGGATACTTGAGCATCGTTTTCAAGTTGGATTATCTCACTTGTCATTCCCTTATTGCGTACGCCTACAACTTCACCCGAAGCAACCATTTTCGGATAGAAATTGTAGTCAAGGCAATCAGCAAAGTTGGATAGCAGTATTTCCAAGCGATTGCGGAGGGTGCGTATCTTATCACACAATGGGCGTTCTCGCTTCATATAGATAACGGGGATTTTGGAAAATCCGTGTGGGTACTGCTCTATTTGGGTGCCATTGCTATAGATAGTTACATTTTGGCTATCCACTACCATAAGACGAGTAGATTGTATGCCTTTGCTATCTGTTTTGTTGTACTCACGAGAGAAAGCAATCAAATCACCATACTCATCATAGTAAGGATAGAGTGTATCCCCACGGAAAGGCGACCAAATCATAGACTTAAGCCTATAGGTAGGGTTAGGATCGTCCTCTTTGGCAGGTTTTACATACCAATACTCAGCAACCTCACACTCTGCAAACCACGAACGCACCAAGCGCTTGTTGTCATAAGGGAGTTTGTTTTTTTGATGAATGCCGTCAAGCAACTCCATAAGCTCCTGTTCGGCAGCTTCGGTAGTGTTGGCTGTGATTTTAGGGGGTGTGCCTACTGTGAATGCGGTATGTATATTGACGATGTCCTGCTCTAATGGTAAAGCCATACGATTGACATCCTCCCACCTGAATTGAGCAGGAGACTTGATAGTGCCATCTTTGTTTTCTTCTTGTTCTTTGACGAGCACCTTACGCTTGGGGCGTAATTCCTCGTCAAAAACATCGTGCTGGGTATAATCCCAATCCTTGATGAGCGACTGTGTATCGGGGCGCTTGGCTGGGAATTTCTTGAGCTGGGTGATACGCTCGCTTTCAGGAAGGGCGTTTAGTTCTTGTATTGTCATTGCTAATTAACGGTTAGTTGTTAGTCATTAGTCGTTGGTTATTGTCCCCAAAACCACCATAGACCTCTTACCTTGAGGTAGTCGAGGTTGCTTTGGTTGGCATAGGCTTCCCTTTCAAAGATGATATTGCGGTAAGCCTTATCCCAATTGCGATAGCGTAAATACTTGAAAAGAAAATCAAGGAAATACCAAATGGCAAAGAGGAGTATCAGGGTCTCTACCTGCTGTCGCAAGTGGATACGTTCGTGGTTGATAAGCTCTTTATCGTACTTATCACTATCGTTGCGAACGAAGATGAAAGGATATAGGGTGATTGCCCTATACCCTTTTGGCACGAGAAACCTATTTTTTCGTATCATTGGATTTTGGTTTTTCGTCACTTTCTCCCTTGATGATAGCCGTGCAAGTCTCGTGAATGTGCTTGTATAACTCAATATCCGAGATTTGGAAATTGTTGTTTTGCACATTGAAATCGCTCTCTGTTACAGTTCCTTGAATTGGAACGCTATAAGAGCCTGATTCATTATTGCGGGTGGCTGAGAAAGCTACTGCATATGGTTTTTGTTCTTTTTCGAATTCATAAGAGTACATTACATTTGTTCCTTGTACTTCTTCTTGTGCGATGATACGCGTTGTTTTCTGAATGATTTGCATATTTGTATAAATTAAATTTTTAATAATCGTGTCCTGTTATATAATAATGGCTATTATAGTAGCGCAATTTTAGAATATCTCCTTTTTCCATATCCATATATCCAAAGTTATTACCTGCGTGCCAATTTCCATTGTTATCTAGTAACGCTCCTCCATTAACACCTTGTACTCTAATTCTTTTTCCATCAACGTGGATAGACATAACAATAACAAGTTCAAAAGTTACATTACTCTTTCCTGTTATTTGAATTATCTTTTGAGCATTAGGTAAATTTACAGTTGTAAATTCACTCACAACTCCTGTGAAAATATAGGTGTGAGAGTATTTTATATTATCAGTAATAACATTTAAAAAAGCATTTCCTATATATCCATCTTCATAAATAGCTCTTTTACCAATGTTAAATATATTTCCATCTATAAATTGAGCTAATGAGTCATCATTAAACACTCCTTGAGGTCTCATTTTAATATAAGAGCCTATGCGATTAGAACTGCTCCCTGTATAGTCAATTTTTTGAGCAGCATAAGTATTCCACCATACCATTGAATTAAAATTACCAAAAGAAGCAGATAATTTACTTAGAGGCGAATCACTTTCAATCTCAATACCTATATTTCCAATTGTTATCTCTGAAGTATTTCTACTCCCAGCATATATTCTACCTCTTTTTTCATTTTCTTCAGTATTGATATAAAATTGTCCTATTTGTCCACTTGTAGCATTTATTTGCCCTGATATATGGGCATTGGTAGCCCATAGTTCGCCGTTGTCATCTACTCTGAAGGGAGCTTGTTCTTTTTGAGAATATGGTTTGCCTGCAAAGAATCGAATAGAATTACTAGCTAATCCTGCCCCATTGATACCAGCATTGCCGCCTAATGTGTTCCCGACGGTGAGTGCGCCTGTGGTGATGGTGTTTTTTACGATTTCTGTACCATTGGTATAGTCGGCTCCTTTGCTAAAGATGCCATTAATGTACTTAACATTTGCTTTTTCCGCTTCGGTGAGGTTCATTGCGTTTTTGTCAATGATGCCTAAATCAACCATTGTATCCCAAGTATCTTCAGGGGCGGGAGTCCAGTCAGTGGGTTTGTTGCCTCGTTCGAGTTTAATCCATTCGATAGTGCTATCTATGGTAACATTACTACTATAAGTCCAAATGAATAAAGTTTTATTATCTGCAACACTGTATTGGTTTTTTGTGCGCCAAACAAATGTATTTTGATAGATGCCATTTCCTTTATATTCTAAAACTCCTAATTCTACTTGCCCTCCACTATTATATGGAGCAAATGCTGTTTTGCCAAATCCTAAATTCCCTTTGATTGTTAAAGTCACTATATCACCTTCTTTTAAATCTTCAGTTAAGTAGTACGCTGCTATATTATAGTTATTGTTTGTGACTTTTTGACTACTATTGCGCAATAAATTTCTCCCCCCAATATTCAACTCATTTACCTTTTGTTCAGCAAATGTTTTAGCCTCTTGGAGTTTCAATTGGAGTTGTTGTATTTGCCTTTGCTCTGCTTCTGTAATTTTTCCGTCTGCCGTTGCAATAGCTTGTACTTTGGTAAGTTCTGCTTGTGTTCGTGCATATGCTTCTGTAGCAGTTTTAGCAGTAGCAATAGCTTGTGTGCGAGGTTTCTGTTCTTCT